ATTTGATTTGTTTTATTGTATCGAAGGGAGGTGTATTTTTCTGAGAGAGTTTAAGCCCAAATTAGAGATGAGTAATAGACAAATCGCAAGCGCCGTAGTAACAATCGTAAGTAGCGAGGTAATGATCACGGTTAAAGACGTCTTCATGTCCCAGCCTCCATGCTGAGTATCTAGTTCAATGTTTAGTCGTGTTTAAATGGGATCGGGAGCAACCTCTTCATCAAGACTCCAACCAACACGATCAAAGATCGTAACCAATCCATCAATCAATGCACTGACGAACGGCGATATCGAACGCTCCAATATAGGGTCGACGACAGCCCATTCCAACCAGTCGGGAAGCGGCAGATCAATCGGCTTGATTACGCGCACGAAGAACTCTTCCATCGCGGCAATCACGACAACCTTTTTCCATTTGCCAGGGTGTGCGCCGCCGACGAATTCTATCAAGCGCACAAAGCTCGCAATCGCCGTGGTAATGATCTCGTAGATCTCTTTAAAGGTTAAACCGTCAAGTTTACGCTCTTCGTATGAAGCGATCACCCTTTCGATCTCTTCTTTTGCCAGGTCGTACAGAGTCTGGGCTTCAGCAGGAACAGCATAACTCATTGGTCTTGGTCCTTTCGGAATAAGGCCACCACGGCTAGTGCCGTAAGGTACGGCCAAAACAGAGGCAGGATTACATAAACATAAAGGGGACTGACCCCACGCTTGAGCAATGTCTTCTCAGACGCGTGCATCACAATAAACATGCCTAAGAAATACAGGGCCCCCACAAAACACACGAAAAATTGCAGATAAGGATCAATCATCACCGTGTACTAGCTCTTCACGCTCCCGCCAAATACGTGCCAGTTCATCAGCCTCTTTAGCACTAAGCCCATATGCCTCCGCTTTACTTAAAGCTATGGTACGGAAGAAAAATGAATCGAGATACTTCGCAAGCTTATCAAGCGTATCCTCGATATCACTGTTGTACTCGGAAGAGTCGATAAGTATTCGAGCCTTCTCACCATCATCCAATTTGAAAAATACGGCCTTATGCTCGTCATTCTTCAGCAAGTCTTTAAACTCGTCTGACGATAGTTTGCCATCATCTTCCCACGGGTAACCGTCCATAGCTTTCCTTTCTAAATAATGCGTAGGTCCAACTTCTTGGGTGGGAAACCCTCATAATCGCCAAACGCCCAAGAATCTTGTTCCCGTAGTATACGACGTTCAAGGACGTCAGCGTCACACCAAAACGAGCCGTCAGGTTGACCGTGACGCTTAGGGCCATTAACCCAATACGGACCCCAGGAATTCTGTATCAAAACACCAGGTCGGCTATGCGCATCATCCACACCAATGATGCACATCTGATGCGGCCATTTATCGTATGGCTTAAGAAATCCTTCATCATCGCGCGTGTAATTAAATCCGCAGTCACTAGCGATGGTCACCGCATAACCATTAGCAATGGAATCTCTGACCTCTTCATAGGTCATCACCATACTGACGGTACGAATCGTGTGCTCACGCATAATGGGTTCAAGGTGATCTGGAACACCACCGCGTGGCGCACCCCACTTCTTTGCGCGTTTTCCGCTGTAGGACGATAGGTCCACGTTTTCGTATTTCTGCATAACGAGCGTACCGTATTCCTTAACTGCTCTAGCAGCCCAGGCGCCGTACGACCCGTCACCATTGCCTAGCTGTCCTCTACCTATCTCGACCCGGCTGGCTGCATAGATAGGTTCCGTAGCCGTAGGCGCAGCCCACGACTCCGGCTCTTTCTTGAGAACAATTTCTGTAGCCTTAACGGCGTCAACCGCAGCGGCCGCCCCAAAAGCTACGCAATCACCAATAGCCTGCGTACGGACGTTGTAGTCACCGATCAAGTCTTCGACAAACTTGTATAGCAGGACTACTCGACCTTCTCCGCTGCTCTTGATGCTGTACGCAGCTGGGCCGAAAAGCGGGTGCCGAAGTTGAGAAAGCACTTCATCAACCGCCTTGGGATTTGGCGACCAGCCGAAGTGCTTAGCAAATTGTGTATTGTCAGGCATTTCACATCCTTACATGGCATCTCCACGACGAGCCATGAATCTTTTCACAGGCCTATACACGTATTGTCCTATGAATCCGCCGATAGGCTTCATGCCCAGAGAACGTCGCAGATGATTCTCCAGTCGGGTTAACGGGCAGAGTTCACGTGTGAACGAAATAGCAAGGATGAAGCTGTTCACTGGCATCCAGAGATACATCGGATAGAAGAAGGGTAGGATAAAAAACGAGACAGTGTTCGTAACTACCACAGACATGTGAAATAAGACAATCGAGTACAGCAAAGTCTTCTTTAGATAATTCCGCTCCACAGGTTTGGCAGCGTAAATCCCGTTAAGCATCTCCAGGCTGACACGTAACGAATCGTTGTCCGTCCCCTTCCCAACCTGAACGTGTAGTTTGGAAATCAGCTCACGAGCTGCATCCTCATCTACGTATTCATCAATGATCTCTGCGATCGTTCGGGCTTCACTGGCTGATGTTGGCATCCTTCTTAGCCTCCGCTGCGTCCTTACATCCCAACGCAATCCAACTAAAGATCTCAACAGCAGAATTTTTGACATCTTCCATTGGTTGCGGGTCTTCAAATCCGCGTAGTTTCAGCTCGGCCTCCACATGATCAGTCAAAGCAGGATACTTCTCCCGCGCCCAACCTGCATTATCTAGTACGCTCTTCCACAACTCAAACAGCTGGGGAGTCGTTTTGATGTTTTGGTGCCCCCTATCAATGTATCGCGCTAAGGCCATGAACAAACCATAGGCCTGAACACAATCATCATGTGAAGCATCAAGCAGGGAGTCAGAAACGCCCGCACGTACGGCGGACTCATCCGGCGGAATAACTGGATTAGGAACCGGGGCTGGCCCGTTGGGCGGTGCAGAATAAAGACAACCCTGCAGGATCAACAGGCCAGCGAGAAGAGTCAGACGAAGTTTAACCTTCATCATCTGTATCTCCGGATACTACTTCAGACTCTTCAGAGGGTGCATAAAGCTTGGCAAATAACCGCACGTTCATCTGCTGACAAAGTTCAAATCCATCCTTATCATCACGAAACCGATCACCCAGGTGGTTAAGCGCAAGAATATCACGCTCCCTGTGGCTACCCCCAGTGCAGCAAAGACACCCACAACAACACTTATCTACACAACAGGAAGCTGCCGGAGCTGCAACCGCGGCATGGGCACGTGTCCTGAACACGGAGTAACCGATTAAGCCCAACCCAGACAAAAGAACAACACCAACCTGACCCCACCACGCCAGGTTAGTCTGCATATCGACAAGACGGCCTAGCATCACGGCAGAAGCGCCATACGCGAGCAGTAGCGCACCGCCGACATTACAAGCATGTGGCACATACCTATTCATTACACGGAACCTCCACCACTATCATCCGGGAGAACGTCGGGTTGTGAACTGTCAACAACGAACTTCTGCACAAAGTTCGTAACAACCGACCAAACAGCCACGACAAGCGGCGTGTACATACCAAAATCAGCACCAGACATGTACGCGGAAAGATAAGTCAAAGCTGCGCCAATCAACGCAATCAAAAGACCTTTACCAACTTTACGCAGCTCGAGCAAATTCAATGAAAATCTCGGTGAACCACCCATGTTGCCTCCCTAGCAGAACTAATAGAATTATGAAATTTGTGTGTCACGCATACTACACTCCGATGTCGCTAGCGAGTCAACAAGTTCTTAACAGCGTTCAACGCACCACCCCAAAGACCAATACGTTGAACACCCGTCTCAGCCGCAGGTGTCAAACCGGCCAACGCTCCCAGTATTTTACCAGCCACAACACCCGACAGCAAACCCGCACCAGCGCCGACCGCAACTCGCGCTACATCCATCGGTGAAACCCAGTTCGAACCACCGTTCATAGCACTCGCCCCATGTACCAACCCCGACGCAAGTGCAGCCGACTGCGGATTCGTGAACATGGCTGGCCTATTAAACGCATCCATACGAATCTCAGGAGCATGCAAGGCTCCACCACCCACCCCGAAACGATTTTGTGCCGGGTTATTAGCTGGATCAATGTAGTATCCACGCTTTTCAGCCGCAGATACCATTTGCCACACAGTATTGTCAAATTCCTTGACATCAATGATCGGCGCGCAGAGCGCAGAGCTATATTCCGCCGCCTTACGCAACATCGACGGTAACTCGGGTTCCACTGGGTCCAGGACAGACGACGATTTAACGTTGGGCGTCACCCACCCAGGCCAACCGGACTGTCGATGCTTAATTGAACCTTGCCAAAGACCCGGCAACGCACCACCAACAGCTCCCAGCACCCCCAACACCGGAGCTGCGTGTGTTCGTCCGCTGAAGTACTTGGGTGAGAGCTTGCGCAAAATCTTGCCCAGGCCCATGTAGTCATAAAGCTTGCCCAGCCCGTACATACCGAGACCGGTAATAGCCGATCCCGCCAGTACGTTCGTCAGAGGGTTCGCGTTCCCTTTACCGACGAACAACTCCTGCGGCTTGATATAGACATTCCGTGCTAAACGACCAACATCGCCCACCGTGACCGCAGACTTAACCATGACCCACTGATCGTGGTCCTCCGGGGGTTGCCAATCAACCGACAGATCGGTGACGGCATCCAAACGCGCCAACTTTTCCCAGCGTTTATCGGGGATGGACCGAGACACGGGACAAACGTGTACTTCACCGGTAAACGGCTTCAGCAGAATGTGACCAGCATCTGCGGGAAAGTGGGACGTAGCCTTCTTGAGCAGGTACGCCGTAGGTGCAGCCGCGTTAAAGGTGCGAACGACATCACCCGGAACGTCGCGCCATAGCTGCCACTCGACCGCTTGATTGACCATCGACGCAACTGACATTCTGAATCAAATCCTGAACGGTGTGAAAGACTGGAATACCCAAAGCCCTGGCTTCTTCAACCTCTTCGTCAGCTCCGGCCGATTTGCCAGGTAATCGTAGTATAGCATCTGCAACACGGACCCAGGGAAGATCGATCTCCATCCACGTGGATTGAGCAATTGGCCCGTGGAGTTTATCCATCACGAACGTCAAATGCGGAATAAGAGGAGCATACCCTGACTTAATCAGGGTCATGCCAACCTCAATCGCACGATGCATGTTCTTTTCGCGGGCGCTGTCTATCAGAGTACCACCATTACTGATGGGACCTGATACGTAGACCTTCGTTCTCGCCATTATCCTCGCCCGTTATTCCAGGCCAACTTTCAGTTCGCGCGAACTGGAAAGCCTATCTAAATTACGGCCTGCTCAGTGGAAACTTAGGCACCACGGGACCGCCCTGCGCAAACGGGAAAGGCGTCTTGTTGCGAATCTGATACGGAAATCGCTTACCAGTCATCTTTTTATCCCCGTCCTTCCTGGACGAAGAAAACATCGTCCCGGTAAACTCAACAGGCATCTTGCGAAGCTCTTCCGCAGACGGCATCTTGACCGTGGGATCCATGGCCCACTCGATACCGGCTTCCTTGGCCCAGGTTCGCATTCTACGAACAGGGACAATCAAGTTGAACCCCTCGCCCGCGCCACGCACCAGCATACCGATGTAACGACCATCTTCCAAGTACACGCCACCACCGGACGATCCCGGAAACGCAGTCACAGTAGTCTGGTCAAAGACACCCTGGAGACCACTCAAAACTCTCCCATGCTGGCTCACGATTCCTGCCGTCATGCTATTTGAGCCTACTTGGCCAAGTAGGGAGCCCACGTGAAATAAGCGAGTTCCCAGCGAAGGAATCTTTTCCTCCAGATAGAACTTGGCTGATGTACGAATGTAATTCTTTTTTCGGACACGGAGGAGAGCGAGATCATTTCCATAATCTGCACCGCTGTAGCGAACCACTTTAGCATCCATCTGAATGCGTCCCACTGCACGACCGTCTTCGATCAGAGTTTTGACAACTTGCGCATCAGCAAATTCAATGATAGTGCGCTTGGTGCCAGTTTGAGGATCCACAATCGTTCTCGTGCTGCGCAAGTCATTAACGACGTGAGCGGCAGTCCAAATGAATGTAATGCCATCACGCGTGAAAGCGACTCCTGACCCCTCAGCAAACCTAGTGCTAATGGTGACAGAGATGTCCTGGAGAAAGCTGGGAACATCCTGTTCCGCTTTCTTGGCTTCATCAGTCTTTTTATCTGAGGCCACAGCGACGCCGTGCAAAGACGGAATCAAGCAAGCCTGCAGGACAGCCGCCGAAAACAGCATGCGAATGATATTCTTCATGACAAATCCTTTC